TACCCCTATTGCTTTGCTCAACGTCAGTCCTACCGGCTTGGTGACTGCGGTCAGTCTGCGCGTTTCTTTGTCCTGAATGAAGAAATGTCTATTGAACGCGAAAAGAAGCGCCAGGAGTTCGAGGAAGCTATGCGTGACTGTCCGTTCTAAGGGGATGCCATGACTAAAGATGACATTATCCGCATGGCGAGGGAAGCTAACGGTGAACCAGCATGGGATGGCGGTGTTGACTGGTATTGGGATGAAGTCGAACGGTTTGCCAACCTAGTCGCAGCAGCAGAGCGTGAGGCATGTGCGAAAGTGTGTGAAAACCTGGTTATCGAGCATCCAGGACGTGCTGACCTGACCGCCAAACAGTGCGCTTTTGCTATCCGCGAAAGGGGTGCGCCATGACCAATGAAATAGCCAAGCTACCCTGGTCGCTCACTTGTGAGATTGCCTGTCGCGCAATGTTGCTAAACATATCTTTCGAGCAAGCAGTTCAAATTGCTATCCGTCAATACTTAGAAGTTACAAAAGGGGAAACTCAATGACAAGTCCTAATCAAGATGATTTCGCGCCAGAGATTCGGCGCTCTGCCTGGTGGTCAGGTGACAGCCGTAAAGCTGCTAATGGTCGCGCTGCTGACGTGATCCTAGAAAAGCTAGGCAAGAAGGAAGCGCCTGATCTGAGCAACATTGAAGCTGTCCAGATGGGCAAAGTGATGGAGCCTACCATTGCCAGACTATTCCAGGATAAGCACAAGATCGAACTCAAGGACGCAGACTATGCACTTTCACATCCGGTTGAAACGTGGATGCGCTCTCACTTTGATTACATCAGTGCAGATGGACGCACGCTCGTTGAATGCAAAAATTACAACGCTAGCGTTATGTCTAAGTTCGACGAAGAAACAGGTGTGGTTCCTGCTGCTGATATGGCGCAACTTGTCCACGAAGCGGCCTGCCATAACGTGGATGAGATTTACCTTGCGGTCTTGTTTGGGGGGCAGGCATTCCGTACCTATCACTTCAACATCACGCCAGAGATGAAAGAAGACCTGATCCGACAAATGGCAAAACTTTGGGGCATGGTAGCCACCAACACCCTGCCAGAACCTGATTCTCTCGACAGCGTGAAGCTTATCTATCCAGAGTCCACAGAAGCCACCATCGTCGCGTCCGGCGCTGTCGAGAAAGCCTGTGAAGCACTCAAGGCATACAAGGCCAAGATCAAGGAACTAGAGGATCAGTCAGAAGCATTAGAAGTCGCTATCAGGGGCTACATGGCAGACAAGTCAACCCTGACAGACTTAGGCGGCAGAACCCTAGCAACCTGGCGCACCGCTAAGTCTTCCAGCAAGTTTGACGCAAAGCTATTCCAGCAAGCTATGCCGGACATCTATGAAAAGTTTGTTGTGGAAACGCCAGGTAGTCGTAGATTCCTTTTGAAATAGGAGATGAGAAATGAGTAACTTAGTACCAGTGCAAGACATAGAACGTATGGCATTAGCTGTTGCTAAGTCCGGTCTATTTGGTGTCAAGACCGCAGACGAAGCAATGGCGTTGATGTTAATCGCTCAGGCCGAAGGCCAGCACCCTGCAATAGCTGCGCGTGACTATCACATTATTCAGGGCAGACCAGCACTCAAAGCTGACGCAATGCTGGCACGTTTCCAAAACTCAGGCGGCAAGGTGCAATGGGAGGACTACACAGATGAACGAGTTTCTGGAATTTTTAGTCATCCTAGTGGCGGGTCTATTACTGTTACTTGGACTCTCGATCAGGCAAAGCATATTGGATTGGTTAAGCCTAGTTCGGGATGGCATAAGTATCCTCGCGCAATGCTTAGATCGCGCTGCATCTCAGAAGGAATCAGAGCAGTGTATCCAGGCTGTGTGGTTGGAACCTACTCAGTGGAGGAAGTCCAGGACTTTGACGATAAACCGGCAAAGACTGCTGCACCAGAGATCAAAGACATGGGTGCGGCAGACATCGTTGACGAGATTAAGTCAGCTAAGGCCGTAGGTGAGGATTTTTTGCCTCTGTACATTCCAGGTCAAGAGGAACCATACGATACAGCGGTGAGTTTAGAAGATTGGGAGAGTATCTTTTACCAGATGATTTCAAAGGTAAAAGCAGGAAAGCTTGATGACAAGCAGAAGCTAGAGAAGCTTAAAGCTTTCAAACAATCCAATCAGCAGGTTATTGAAACAATGACACCCACAGCACGAACCAAGGTGTTGGCAGCGGTAAATACACTGGAGGCATCAGCATGAAACAGCATCAATCAGAACCAGGCAAGGGCGTACTCTTTCAGAACGATAAGAAAGCGCCAGGATCGGCACAGCCTGACTACAAAGGCGTACTCACTGTAGACCGAGATGTTAAGGCGGGTGAGCAGGTCAAAATTGCCGCCTGGAAAAAAGCCACCAGAATTGGTGAACTGATTAGCCTAGCGCAAGACAACTGGACACCCGATCCTAATTACCGCAAGCCACCAATGGAAGCGCCACAGGCTACGCTCAAGAAGCCTCGGGAGTATGACCCATTCAAGGATGACGAAGTACCGTTCTGATGGCTTCCTCTAAAACACCAACCCAACGCAGTCTTGAGTATCTGCGAGATCAAGGCTACTTCTGCGCGATAGTAGAGAAATGGAATCCTTGGTCAAAGATACGTCAAGACCTTTGGGGATGGTGCGACATCCTGGCTATTCGCAAGAACGAAGTCTTAGCCGTTCAGGTGACTAGCACGGGTGTCGCAGAGAGGATCAAGAAAATTCAAGAATCACCCACGATTGCGCTGGTCAGAGATGCCGGTATTCGAGTTGAATGTCATGGCTGGCGCAAGAATGTCAAAGGCAGATACGTTATTAGAGTGGAGGATATTTCATGAACGCAGCGAACCTAACTAAGTCTGATCGCTTGCAGCGCGTGTTTAAGTTGCTGTCGGGCGGTGGTGAGTTTACTACTCTGGAGATCATCCAGAGAGCAGGTGTTTGTGCAGTCAATAGCATCATCTCGGAGTTGCGGCAGAACGGTTATCAGATCGACTGTCAGCGGCGTAATGACAAGTGGTTTTATAGGATGACAATATGAAAGTATTTATCGCAACACCAATGTACGGCGGTCAGTGTTTCGGCTTCTATGCTCAGTCTTTATTGCAACTAAACAACATGATGCGTGACAAAGAGATCACCACCATGATGAGTTTTATGTTCAACGAAAGTCTGATTACCAGAGGACGTAACGCATTGGTTCACCAGTTCCTAAAGACTGACTGCACCCACTTGTTTTTCATTGACGCTGACATACGCTTTAACCCTGCTGATGTCTTTCCTATGCTAGACGCTGACAAAGATATTATTTGCGGCATCTACCCTAAGAAAGAAATCAACTGGCATGGCATCACCAGAGCAGTAGAAGCCGGTGTATCACCAGACGAACTAAAGTGGCACACAGGTAGCTTTGTGGTCAACCTGGTGGGCTACACAGGCGAGGTGACTGTGCCTGTCAGCGAACCTGTCGAGATTTGGAATGGCGGCACAGGCTTTATGATCATCAAGCGGGAAGTGTTCGAGAAGCTGGCTGACTCAGTTCCGGCCTACACCAACGATGTCACAGACCTGGCAGGCAACATCAAGGCTGATGAGATCAAAGAGTTCTTTGCTACCAGTATCGAACCAGGCACAAACCGACTGCTGTCAGAGGATTACCACTTCTGCCGTATCTGGCGAGAGGCTGGCGGTCAAGTCCACGCAGCACCTTGGGCGCACCTAGCCCACGTTGGAACCTATGTCTTTGAAGGCGCTCTGACGCCAGCACCATAAGGAGAGATCATGTCAGAAGAAACTAAAAAGCATATGCCAGAGCATGACATCTTTGACATCATCAAGGATGAGTTCAGACTGAAGAATGATCGGGAACTGTCAGAGTTCTTGGAGATCACGCCATCAGTGTTGAGCAGACTGCGGCATGGCAAGATGACATTCACGCCAACCTATCTGCTGGCTGTGCATGATGCGACAGATTGGAGTCTGGATAAGATTAGAGGCTACCTGCCAGGTAGTTCTATCGAGTGAGCATCCTGTTTATCGCAGGTATGCTGGTGGGGATCGGATTAACGATCCTTACCTTTTTGTTCCTCTTTTGGCTGTTTTTGCTGACTTCCTAAAAGCGGCTGCGGTGGGAGCGCCTTTACTTCCTGGCGCTCTCATCCTCTCCCCACTACCGGCTTTGATCCTTGCTCTCTTGGCATGGATGTTTGCGTAGAGTCCTTCTTTCATTTGACACCCCAAAAGTAAAGGTCGTGCGCCTGATCATTGGTCGAGAAAGCATACTGCTTGAATTCTGACAGGTCAAACGCTTCTCGGAAGTCTTGCTCAGTTAAGTTTTTATAGTAGTCACCGCAGAATGGCGCGTCATACGGGTTGCTGCGGCGTGTGCCATGCTCTGCCCTGCCTGTGGTCGCACAACTAAAGAAGACCAGACCAGAGGACATCCTAATCATATTGGCAAAGGTTTTCACCCAAGCAGGATTATGCTCAAAGCACTCGCAACTAGCGACAACATCAAAACTGCTATCAGGATAGGCGAGGTCTTCTCCTCTAGCCACCACATCAACATCGGCTCCTGCGCCAAGATCAACGCCAACATAGATACATTGCTCAAAAAATGGACGTATTGAACCATTGATGTTTAGGCTACCAACTTCCAGCACGTTCTTGCGAACAAAGTAATCAGGGAACTGTGACTTGAGGCTGGCAACGAATTCAATCTGTGCTGGATGGCTCACCGGCAACCCCAACGCTTCCTGGCTGCTTTACCGCGATCACCTGTCCAACTGCGGCTTCTAGCGCAGAAAGACTTGTGGCGAGGATTTGAAGAATCTTTGGTGGGGGCTTTGAGGTTGCTGCCAGTGGCACGGTTGTACTTGGCTCTGCCTTTAGCAGTTAAGCCGCTACCTGCTTTGACGGACAGCTTCTCACCTCTGCCTACTGATAGCTTGACGTTCTTTCTTGGCATCACTTACCCTTTTTCATCATCTTCAGCAGCAGTTCCTGTTTACGCTTATTGACTGCCTCGCGCAACATATCTGCTTTGACTTTGTTGAAATAGGCGCTTCTTGCCTGTGCTGCCTTCTCTGCTTCCTGAACGGTCGGGAAGTTAGGGAAACGGAATCCTGTTTGTGCTTGCTTCTGGACGTTCTGTTTGATGACATCGAACTGTGTCTTAGGATCGTAGATCACGCCACCGTAGATGCTTGGCACGTTATAGAAGCCCTTACCTGGCAGACCTAGCGCCTCTGCTGACTCGGTAATGGAAAGTTCGGTGTGAGGACTTTTGTAATCCCCTTCCTCGAACACTACCGGCCTGTCCATCTCAATTGGAAAGCCAGCGGGGTCTAATGTTTCCTTCTTAGGCAATTTTGGCTCCTCGCTGTAGTTGCGCTAATGTCAGGCCACCTGTGTACTGGAAGTGCGGATATTCCTTAAACCGCTTCCAATCACCCGCCCACTCTAATCCTGCTGCTTTGCCTATTCTGCCAACGTCTTGCCAGATTGAGTTCTTGGCATCCCAAACAGGTTTTCCGTGTAGTAACGGAACGACATCCACAGCACAACGGTAATTATGAAAAGACTGACCAGCCCGTGCATTTGTGACAATCCTTCCTGGTGTGGTTCTACCTTGAGCGTATAGCGCTGCTTGGCTAAAGTTATCTCGGTAGATGCTGGTGATCAGCAGTTCTATACCTTCTGCCTCGCAACCAGCAATCATCTTCTCGACGCGCTCTCTAACCTGCGGTAACAGGTCATCTAGACTGCGTGAGTTGATCATCCCTTGGTGACCATCCCGACGATACCGGCAATGCCCAGACCAACCGTGACTATGTGTTCAGCTAGAGCAGGGGCAATAGGCACACCCAAAGCGGTCAGGAAAAGAATTGCACCGCGCCAGGTGGACGGTTCTTTTGCACGATCAAGAATGTACTGTTTCATAGTCCTTCTCCTGGCGTGATGTATATCTCCGCATTGTTGTGAGGAGCAATAATACGAACGTAGACCGTTTTGGTTGCGCTAACCTGTGGCCCTGTAAAAACCTTTTCACTGTATGGTGGGATGGCAACTACCGGAGCGCCATTAGCAGTTGGGATGCTTGCCGTGATATTGGCTGTTTGTCCATAGGCAACAAACACAGGATAGTCTTTACTTGTATTGAACACCAAGTATTGATTCACCGGACTAACAGCCGTTAAAGAAACCACAGCACCTTGAGTGTTCGCAGATGCGGCAACCGCAACCACGCAGTTGCCCATCGGCTGAAAGGCAATATTGTTAGCCATTAGTACACCTTCTTGCCACCGCCAGAAGTCGGGCTTTCTTTGCTGTTGTAGCTGTCATCAAAGCAGAAAGTGGAACGGAAGCCACCCATAGGTACTTGACCTGGTTGCCACTTCTGATAACGTTCTGTCGTATCAGATGGTTTCTGAGGACGGATAGCTTTCGCGTATTTCTGGCTGTAGTTGAGTTCTTCAGCCCCAGGTACGCTACTCTTGAGCGTTAGATCTTTCTTGTCGCGCATCTTTATTCCTTTCCATTCTTATCAAAAGGTAGCTGAATAACGCAAACACGGCTAACGCTACCAGCCTCTCCCACATCAATCCCCACATTGTCCAGCAAGCGAGTGCGAAGTTCAGGCACAAAGCCAGAATCACCAACAATCTCTCGCTGATGACACTCAAAGCCAAGCGTACCAGTGAAATAGCATCCATACTTGTATCCCCTTTCGAAATGGATACTCATATCTTACTACTCATCCTCATCATCAGCAAACCCTGAACCCCAATCATCATCCGATATTCTGGCTTTTAGTTGTTCAAGTTTTAACGCTCTGTCGATGATCTTTGACTTGTCGGTCAAACTAGCAGTCGGGTCAGACATGGTGGCCTTCAGCAGATCACCAATCGCCTTCTCCAACTCTGGATTTATCCCCTTGGTCTTCTTAGTCATCGCTTATTCTTGCGCTTCTGCATGGCCTGTTCTTGACGCTTCATCTTACGCATCGGCTTGATCATGGTTGGTGGTGGCGTTTGATCACCAATACCAGCTTCTTGCGGTCTACGGTTACGCATCATTTTCTTCCTTTCTTTGCTTTCCTAGCAACATTAAGAGCAATAGCCACCGCTTGCTTCTGTGGCCTCCCACGCTTCACCTCACGACTTATATTCTTGCTAATTGTCTTTTGGCTAAATCCTTTTGTCAGCGGCATAATTACCTCACTGGTTGCATAGAAGTTGGTTTACCTGCGCCAGTAATGACATCGTAGGCAGATGTGCCAACAGCAGGCGCTCCGTAAGTCACAATGATGTTCTTAATGGTTCTGCCAAACAAGGTGAGTTTCTGTTGCTCTGGCAATGCCGAATTAGCAATAGCATCTAGTTGCTGACTGATCTCATTGATCTTGTTAGTCGGCATCAAGCCTGTTCTGGCTAGCGAATCCTTCAGGCTAGTCTGCCAGAAACGCTGTGCGCCGAATACGCCTTGCTGCGCTCTGTCAGCCATCGTCTGACGGATCGCTTGCTCCAAAATTTGCTTGCCATTAGGACTAGCCGCAATCGCAGGCGCAACCCGATCCCACAGGGTTCTGTCACCTGACGTAATGATCTCTTGGACACGGGCGGCAGGTTCAGCCGTACTCAGAATGGTCGCGGCTTCTTTCCTGGCTGCATCCGTAATCTTTCCGGCAACAGCTTCGCCTTCCTTAACTAGCCTGCCAGCTTCTTTTTCACCGATCTCCAGCGCCTTGCCAGCTTCTCTACCGGCCTGGCGCTCTAACGCTTCTTTCCTTGTCGCAACCTTACCAGCACCCGCAGCCATGCCTTCAGCACGCTCTAGGTTCATAACGTAGTTGTTGGCGGCAGTTCTAACCTCCGGCAACGCGCTCAACCAATCTGAGTTCTGCTTGCTGGTCAGCCAGTTCTTTGCGGCTTTAGCATCCATGTTGGCAATCGTTCTAGCCACATAGTTTCTAGCTTCTTGAACTACCAGGTTCCGATCACCCGTCAGCGCAATCGCGTCTGCCACAGACTGTTGGCTGTTGAACAATGCTCCAGGTAGTGACTTAGCGTCTGCTTTGAACTGAGTAGGATCTATCCGGTCTAACGCAGTCGCTTTAGCACCCGCCTTAGTTCTGTACTTCTCTAGCAGCCGAGAAGCAATCTCATACTCACTTTGCAAGACATCATGCGATTGACCAGCAAACTTGGATTGTAGATTGCTAATTTTGGCGTAATACTCCTGCGCTATTTTCTGTCCAAGTGCTTCATATCCTTCTGCCTCTTTGCCAAAAGCAGCATCACCTAATTTACGACGAACATCATCCATTGCATCAAATGATGTTTTGTATTCCCGATAAAACACAGGTTCGCCAGTTTTAGGATTTGTGCCTTGTCTTACGCTAATACCTGCTGCTTTGAGTTCTGCAACATAATTAGCAACATCATCTGCCGAACCTTCAATCATCACGCGCTTGTTTGTAATCGCGTCATAGATTTTTCTGTAAGCTGATTCAACACCAGGCTCAGTTACTTCTGCGGTTTTCTTGGTAAGCGGTTGCCTTCCAATTAACAACTTGCTTGTTAAATCTTTTAGAAGTTCTTTGTATTCAGGCGTTGAATCAACAAAAATACCTTTGCTCTCTTTGTTCGCAACATCCTGATCACGCAAGGCTTTTTGGTCTTTGTAGGCTTGCGACCTTTCCAGTGATCCAGTTTCAAACCTTTGCAAAATCCTGTCGCGCAAGGTTCTGCCCATTTGCGACAGTTCTACTGTGGCATCGCCTACCTGTCGCAACCCACTCTTAGCCCTATCAACCAGAGTTCTTTTTGCTTCTTCTAATTCTGCTCTGGTTCCGGCTAACTTAACGCCTCGTTCCCGTTCTTCTCTAGATACGGTTTCTGCCGTACTACGCACACCTCTAGCCTCTGCTTCAGCAGCGCGTCTAGCCAGATCAGCCTCAACCTCCGCTATGTTGGTAGATTTGCTAACGGAATCGGCAATCGTGTCGTAAATCTTCTTTTGAGCGTCAGTCGTAAACGGTGACTTGCGGAGTTCTTCAATCCGCTGCATAACCAGTTCACGCTGTTTGCCTGCGAGATTAGCCACGCCAACATCTTGCATCACGCTTCTCATCACATTGTAGGCAGTGCCAGCACCAGGCTTGACCATACTAATCAATGATCCAACACCTCTAGTGCCGCTGGTCACTGCTTCTAGTGGTAGCAGACCGCCAACAATCCTAGCGCTCTCAGCAACAGGTGGAGAAGCGCCAAACAACTCAGCCGCCTGGCCTGCTGTTTCGCTAGTCAATCCACCAAAGCCACCAGCCAAAGAACCTAGCGCACGACCTTTAGCGCCTTCCATAGACGGGGCTGCGGCTTGCATGGCTCTACCAGCGGCTTTAACAGGTGGAGGAGACAAGGGGAACTTTTCTAGTAGCAAGCCTGTACCAAAAGCAATCTCCGGCGAGAAAGCGCCAGCAGCAGTACCAACACCTGTCGCAACACCAATGTCCTCTAAGCGCTGTCCAAACGGCTTTTCAGGTGATGTTGTCGGCGCTTTAGGCGCTGAAGGCGCTTTAGGTGTCGGCAGGTCGCTAAAATCTGTTTGCGACGGTTTTGGTAGATCGCTAATGTCAACAGCCATTATTGATACCCCTGTGAACGTAAGAAGTCTTTAGCTTTGGTTTGATCGCCACCGAAGTTGGCGTCTGCGTAAGCCTTCAGCTTGTCACCGCTTGGCATAGATTTAGGCGCTGGCATTTCGCTACGACGATCAACACCGCCACCTAGTTGCGGGAATTGGTCTTCTAACCGCGATTTCTCTCTCGACATTTCAGTCACGCCCTGAACCATCGCGTTTCTGACCGCCTCATAAACACGCAAGTCAGACCTATACAGCGGAGCAAGAATGCGGTCTTCTATTCTAGTTAGTGCCTTACCACCCGTTTCAAATTCTTTACTACGGAAGAATGCAAAGGTTCTGATTAGCTTTAGTGCCTCTGGATCATCCTTGAACGCAAGTTCTGCGGCTCTAGTGTCTACGGCTAGTAAGGAAGTCATCTTGCTCCATTGACCATCTCGGTTCAAACGGTCAAGTATGTCAATACCTTCCTCTAACTCAGGAATCAGGTTTTCACGCAAACGATGCGCTGAACGATCTTTTTCAGTAAGCTTTTGACCGCCACCCTTGCCATCACCTCTTAGACTATCTCGCAAAACGACAATATCTCGGCGTCCAGACTGCCGGATGGCTTCCATAATTTTGTCGTTCTGAAACTTTTGTTCTGCCGTTGCAACTCTTGCCAATTCTTTTTCTAATCTATCAATGTTTTTGTCATTAGAGGCTTTTAATGATTTCACATATTCAATGGTTTTTGGCAAGCCAACTTTATCGGAATAGTTTATTAAAAAGTCAGCTTCATTCTGCAAAGCCACCTCTTTAAGTTTTGCCATGCCTTTGTCATAGCTAATAGAAGCAAGTTGCGCTATGTCATCCAGTTCTGCATCAATAGCAGAAATTTTCGTTGTTAAAGATTTGACGTTATTTAAAAAAATATCTTTCTCTTTTTCGTAACGCGCTATGTTTCCTTGTTTGTAACCTTCCATCATGCCATTCATGGCGCTCATGGCTTGTATGGAATTGTTCTTGCCGCCAGCACCTAACGCAAACCCTAATACACCAATAAAACTAAAAATGGTTGCCATTTCTTGAGCGTTTTCTTGAGTCGGCACAAATGGCTTACCAAGTTCTTGACGCAACTGTGTACGCTCTTGACGCAGCGCTGGCTGCTCTAATGTGGTTGCTCTTTCCTCCGCAAGTTGACGTTCACCTTTAGCAACCTCAGCGGCTCTAGTAGCTGCTTCCTTTTTGGTCAAACCCTCAAACTCAGCAGACTGCACTGCCAAATTTCCGAGTTTTGGAATCAGCTGATCTTGTATTTGATACTCTCTGCTAAGCCTAGCTTGAGGCGTCATAAAATCTTGTTTAGGGGCTTGTGTACGCCCAGTAACCGCAGAACCAGCAAGCGGATCACGCATTCCAGTGATGTTCTCTAACGCGCTAGAAAATCTTGGATCAGCCATGTTTACCTCACGTTTGCGGTCTTTGACCCATGTTCATCATTGCCATTTGCATAGCATTAGAGAAATAGTTGCCAGTTAATTCGCTGACATACTGATCTGCTTCCAAGCCTGCTTTAATAGCGCCTGTCGCAATTTGATCAGCAATTCCAGACACTTTCAGACCTAAGTCATATTTGTTTTGCAAGATTTGCTGACGGAAAGCCTCTAGCTGAACTTGTGCTTGTTCTGCGCCTACGCCACCACGACCTGCTACACCTTGTGCTATCCGTGCTTGCATAGCTTGCAGTTGCTGTTGCTCGGCAGGACTTAACGCACCAGACTGTGCTTGAGCAAGAAGTTCCTGACCGCGCTGACGATAAGGCTCTGCCATCGCTTGCATTTCTTCTCTAGCACGTTGGCCTTGTCTAGCAGCATTCCTTGAAGCAATAATTCCAGGCAAGGCTTGCAAACCACCCAGTGCTAGGTTTTCAATCATTCTTGGGCTGGTCAGTGTTGATTTCAAACGCTGTGCTACTGATGGCTCTCTAGTCAACGCTTGTTGCACTTCACCTACTGGCGTAATTGCGCCTGGAAAAACTGGCGAAGGAGGCGCTGCCGCTGCTGCTGCTGGCGTCATTCTTAAACCTTGAACAGATGGCACTGCTCTTAAGTTTTGGCTACCTGGTCTTACTCCATACAGTGAAAAGTCACCAGTGACATCTGTTGGCTGACCCGTAACACCGCCTGTTCTTGGGTTAAATTCACCAGTGCCTAAATTCATGAGATCAGTTCGACCTCCTGCCGGTGTATAAGTAGGCTGTTGATAACCACCTGTCTGCACATTTGGCGAACCACCAAATTGCATCAAATCATATCGACCCGATGGCACATAATCTGAAACTGATGGCGTAGGAACGGATTGCGTCATAGACCTGGTATAGCCACCTGTTCTAACGTCTGGATCACCTGCGTATTGCATTAAACTGAAATCGCCATCATAGAACTCCATCAGCCCCGTATCAGGGTTGATCGTGCCAGCGCCACCAGCGTCTTTCAGCATCATGGCTTCTCTAGGAGTGATGTGGACAAGCATACTGTCACCACCCCTGCCTTTACCGGCAAGCTGTTTGGCAATCTGTTTAAGGTCGCTGCTGTCTTGAATGGTAGCCTTCAGCAGTTTTGCAATTTGTTTAGCCATAACGTCCACCTAATTCATCTGATAGTTTTAACGACTCCACGTTCCAAACAGGCTTACGTTCCTTGCCCTTCTTACTTAAATACGACACCCCAGGATCACCCACACCCAATGCCTGCGCTAGTGCGCTTGATCCAGGCGCCATAGCAGTTGTTATCGGTGGCATAGTAAAAGTAGGATCAAAAACATTAAAA